ATTTCCATCCCAATCATTTACAAAATTTGTATATGTTTCAGATTCTTCAAAAATAGCCCGTGTAAATGTCCAGTTCTTAGTATCAAAATCATATATAAATGTATCACTGGTAGTCGTTGTCTGATCACCCGGAGATCTCATAATAATAAGATGCTTAGGATTTGGAGCATAACCGATCATTGGATCAGTATATTTAGTATTTCCCTTAGCATATGTACTCCAATCAGTAAGCAGACCATTCATATCTTCAGTCTTAGCAATCTTATTCTCTGTTAAATTTATAATATTTTGTCCATTGTGCAGCCAGCATCCCTGAGGATTAACCCAAGCAATACCATATGGCGTCTTACATACACTGTGTGGAAACCTCACGCCAACAGTATGTAGTGTATCTTCAAGATACCATCCATCAGGTGATCCTGATGACACATTAATAACATGCACAAGACTATCTTTAAATCCAAAAAGACGATCCGCAAAAGATTTTAGAGTAACATACTCACCAAAATCACCAAGAGCAACATCAATATAATTGATATTAGGAAATGTATCATATCTTCCCAACTCAGAATACATGATACGTTCACCATATTTATTCATGGTATCTGATTTATCAACCAATCTTACATTAGCAAGAAACATCCTCCTATTGCATATCTCAGCAGCCTTCCAACCCTCATTATTTTTTCCTATAGATGTTCTGTCACTCTGATAGTCATAACCATTGATCGAGCCGTATGTATCTAAATTTGGGCCAAATGAATGTATAGGTTCATCATCTCCTAATGCACCACCGCCATTTGTTGTTTTATTCTGTTCAACCGCATAAGCCTTATTCGAAGAATCATAAGCCCAAGGTTTGTAATTCTGGTCAAATGATACCCTCATTCCATGAACTATATCAATATCTGCAAGCATAGTTAGAGGATCGTTACTTTCAGATAGCCTTATATATACCCTGCCTCCAGTAATTCTAGGAGCATATACTTTATCAGCAGATATAATAACTCTTAACTTACTTCCATCAGCGGCAATAGTAAAAGTTGCATCACCTTTCTTAGGTTTACTTTCCTGAATACTGTCATAAATAAAAGTACCCCATATCTCATAAGTACCAGCCTGCCATATTCCACTATCATCTGTTGTATCATGTAATGATACTCCCCAGCCTCTGCCTCTTTCATATATATCATCATATGCTTCACCATATGGAGCTCCAGTACCATCAGCAACAGTAGCAACTGGAACACCGCCATATGCCCTGTACACCTTTAATCTTGATGTAGTAAGCTCTAATGTCGGAACATCTCTTACAAGCATAAATTCAACATAATTATCAGCACCTGTGGCTGTTCCAAAAGAATAAACCTTACCCGGGAAAAAATACCCCTGCATAGCAACATTACTAGCAGCTGTACCCTCAGATCCCATTACAGTAAATTCAGTAGTATCTGTGGTAATAGCTGCGCTATTATAAATTCTGCAAGCACCTCCAGTTTGAACCTGTTGAGTTAAACCAGCATAACTAACATTTTGAGTATCAGTAACTTCCATATAAGTTGGAGGATAAAGATATGTTGGTGACTCGTACCACCCAAGAAGATTTGCACCAGCATAATCAGGTTGAGTAGTAATTGCTGCAGTTTTGAATTGAATCCTCTGGATATAACCATACCACTTAGGAACACTGTTATTTGTAAACGATCTATCTGCTACTCTCAATGTTTCATCAACATAAGTATATATAGCTTGTCCGCCTTTTTGATCTCTGCATAATGTAATTTCATCTTGTTTCCATCCAGATACAGAACTTGCCCTTTGATTATAAGACCATACAGCAACAGTTCCAACTCCAACAGTTCCATCTGTTGTAGGAACAAAAAGAGCAACTTTTCTATCACCATCAGGAGGAAGAGTTGTAACAGTATGATTTTCAGCACCTACATCCACCATAGTCCTGCCAGCAAGTTCAAGATAACATCTAGTATTATCTGTATCTTTTACTATTTCAGTCACAGTCCATATACCATCATTTGAATGAGTGCTGGCTGCCTCAACATTAACTACATCACCTTCTGTAAATATATCAAAAGTAGTAGCAGCTGCTGTTGTTTTCAAATAATGTCCTTGCGGCACATCAGCCGTATTATCAACAAGAGTAGGGGCATCACCTCCGCCAGATGTAACAATACTCACATTATTCTCCTGAACTCGGTTCTTGTGTTTGATCACCATATGTTCCTAATATGGTGGCCTGATGTGCTGATATACTAACTGCTCCTGTACTTTTTGCAACAGTTCCATGATCTGTTTCAAAATAGAATAATCCAAATCCGGCAGCACGTGTAATATTACAATCAAATTGAGCATCAGAACCGCTCGCTGCTGCTATACCACTGCTGTCATCAATTTGATCAATATCTTTATTAGTGTAAACCATAGCACTATGGGCTACTTCATCACCAGCAGTTTTTAATATGCCCCTAGAATCTGCGATCATACCTATCATATCAACACATTCACTATCTGATATCTCTTTTGGGCCAACAGAATTGTTTATACCTCCGGAAAAATCACTGATCTTAAAGAATTGCTTTGGCATACTAATCCCTTAATTCAACATGAACTAGATCATCAAAGGAATTATCTTTAATTTCACCATCAGAGTCCCAATCGCCGCCCCAGCGAATCTTTAGGCCTAATTGATGTCCTATTCCTCGTAGCATACCACCCATATAATGGAACCTTTCCCTATCATCCCAATCTATAGGATATGGAGCAAGATCAACAGCTTTCCCAGACATATGCCTTGAATATTTAACCTTCGTTGCTCCTTTTTCAAGGAGTTCTGCCTGACGTTCTTCACTACGAACACCTTCAATGATAGTTACATCCATGATCTTAATAAGCTCATTAAGAACATTAACGAGTTTGGTATTTACACCTTTCAGTCTTTCCCGACTTCTTTTACCAAACCTTGGCATTACTTAGAACCGAATACCTTTGAGAAAAAGCCTTTCTTCTTTTTCTTACCTTTTTCAGAAAGTTTCTTACCTTTCTTCTTCTTCTTTTTCTTTACCTCTTCCATACCAGCCATATTCATATCTGAAGCATTGGCAGCTGGAACAGCACCAAAGAAAATTAATCCAGATAATATTCCTGTTAGTATTGTTTTCATATTATTTTCCTTTGAATACACCTTCCATTAAATCTGTAACGATATCAACAACTCTTTCAAAAAAGACCTGTTCTTTCTCTTCAGATACAAAAGGTATATCTATTTTTTCATTGATCTTAGTAGCAATATCATTAGCAAACTCATCAGATGCTAAAAAGCCCATTGCTTCTTCCTGCATCTTATCAGCTTGTGCCTGTGCCATATCCATCAGCATTTTCTTTAAGTCCATTTAAGACTCCTTTATCTTTTTGGTTTTTAAATACAAATAATAAATCTGTGCTAGAAACATTATACACATTAAGACACCTGAAATAATATCAGTCCAGTAAACCAAACCCAAACTAGTACTTATACTTGTCACTTTTAAACTATCCATTTCATTTACCATTTATCCTACTAATACTACCTTTAATTTCCATTAACACATCTGACATATCATTAATCTCTTTTACAGAATCTTCATGCCTTCTGTCTCTAGTTTCATCAGAGCGATTCCACCTTTCAATTAATTTGATGATCATACCTTCCATATTCTCCAATGTTTCAGATTGACCCTTATTCTCAACCTGTAATTCCTGTATTGACTCCGCTTGCATTTCACTACGTTTAGCATTTTGGTAGACCATAAAGACAAACATACAGCCTACCACACCAATCATTCCATATTCTGCGTAGAGTGCTAAAAACTCTTCCATTACTTCTTCTTCCGCTTACCCCAACTAAGTGGGTTTATGTTAAATTCCTTTTCATAGAAGGATACTTTCTCTGCCAACTCTTCTCGTTCAATCCTTTCCTCCACGATATGTTTACCAAGTAAGTCCCCAATTTGCTCATTAGCAGCAAGCATCTTATCTTCAAGCTCTCCAAGTCTACTCTCCACACGCCAATAGCCATACACAAGCATCCCGACCAAAACAAATAACTGCCCCAACCATTTGAGGTTAATGCTAACGATAGCATTATCATCAACAACAGTCCCCCTATAACTTCTAGCAGTTTCCGGTTTTCCACTCACTTCACCTTCCTATAAATAACTATCCAAAGTAATACTGAAAATATTAACCAGAATAAAGGGGGATATATAGTTTTTAACATCTGCAATACTATAGCAGAGCAAACAGCTATAATAGCTACATCCCATTTATCTAAATCTCCCACCCTGAAACTGACCAGCCTGAATCACAACCTGAGACAAACATAACAAAAAGTAGAATAAAAAATAGAAAGGCCATATACCCTGCCCATACTTTAATCTCTTTCTTCGACATAAATATATTCTATTTTAATGTCATAACTTGTAGAAATAATCCAATTCATAATACCATCCACCATGCTATTGCTGTTTCTACGATCAAGTCAGATGCAGTGTTATATGCCCATTTTTTCTTCGATCCATAGGTTTCCTCGTCTCCTTCAACAAACCATTCAAATACCTCCCATAAAACGCCAATAATGAACACTCCTGCTACACACCAGAAGTCTGACCAAGATAACCATTGAAATATTTTGCAGAAGAAAGCACCAGCTGCTAAATGATATGAAGTCCAATGATCGAGCTGACCTGAACTAAGTTGCCATGACACTAATTTTGCTATAGGATTATTCATACATTAACCTCTATACGCTAACAGCGTTGCATTAGAATCAGTATGATTAACAACACTGGCAATGTCTCCATAGATCACATCTCCGGGCTGCATAAAGATAAAAGCACTGGTAGCACTGTCACCAATATTTGAATTAATTTTGATCTTGCAGAACTGAGATGCAAATGCTGTACTGCTAGGCACAATAGCACCTACACACTGCAAAGCAATCCATCTAGTTGCACTATCTCCCGGAGTTTGAGAATCTGAAGCATGTTCTCCAACAACATCAAACCCATTTTGACCAATTAACAAGCACAACGCTTCATTTGCTCTATATGTTTGTATACCCATATCAAACCTTTAAATGTTTAGATACTTCTTCTGTACCTTTATACATAGGAACGATCCTCGAAAGAAGTTCTGTTTTAGTTTCACTCCCACCATAAGCAACTCCACGCTTATCATAGAAATCTTTTACCTCTGCTTTAGTATTTGCATCAGTAGGATAATCTGCTTGTAATGTAGCGACACCATTGATTATATGATGTCCTCCTACTATCAGCCTACCATGTCCATCACCATGCTTCTTAGCACACTCAGCAACATAGTATTCTTCAGCAGTCTTAAAACTGTTAGTCTTCTTAGCTACTGAGCCATCTACATCAACAAAGTAATCATAGGACGAAGGGTAAGTCAGAGTCTCTGTAGACCCATCTGCATAAGTTTTTGTGCGTGTTGCACCCGGAGAGGTATTTCTATGAATCCTAACTCGATGACCCTGACTACACCTTCTTACAATCATTAATCAATCCACCTTTTATGATACCATAGATGAAATAATCTGTGCTTCAGCACTTCAACTACTAATCCAACTAATGAATCAGATTCATACTCACCTATCGGTACTTTGTAGATAGCTTTGTATTGTTGTTTCATGCTTCTGCTTCAGCCTCTTCTACTTCTTCAGGTTCTTCTAAAGCCTTTCTAAGCATATTAATGAACGCTTCTTTACCTACAGATAACTGGTCAGCCATAAACTGATTCGTATTCTGTTTGTTCTGCAAATCATTAATGTGATTTACCATCATTTTCTGTTCATCAGTCATATCTTCGATAATGTACTCTTTATCATCTAGATTCAAGACTGGCTTTTCTTTTTTGTCTTTAGCCATTGTATTGACTCCTTGTGTTAGTTAATTATTTATTTTCTAATGCTTCCACTTTTGCTGTTAATTCTTGCACTGCTTTGATTAATGGTGTAATTAATTCTGTTTCACCAAGTTCTTGCATACCATCTTTACCCTCACTCCAAACTGGAAATTCTGAGTGACCAGCCTTATCCATAGCTTCTTTAACTTCTTGAGCTATGAAGCCATAATGCTTTCTATCTGGATTTTTTCTTTCAGTTTCATTTGCATCGTATCCATCAAATGTTTCTGGATATTCACTTGGTGCTTTTTTCTTGAATGTAACTGGTCTAAGGTCATTAATAAAGGATAACCCAAGTTCACTATCTTCAATATCTTTTTTGATTCTTATATCAGATGAATGCGACCAAGTTGCGTTCTCACCAAAATCTACTGTAATGAAATCTGATGCTCTACCTATTTTACAAGTTTCTGTTCCAGCCCCTGCAAATGCGTTACTATTATCAACGCCTGCTCCTATTACAATTTCATAAGTGATATCAACAGCACTTACCTCAGTATGAAAGCCAAGACACACATTATTAGTTCCTGTCGTAATATTTTCACCAGATTGACCACCAAGTGAAGTATTATGTGAACCCGTTGTTGTCGCAGCACCCCCCCTATATCCGAATCCTGCATTCCATTTACCTGTAGTTACATCTCTTAGAGCCTCAAAACCAACGGAACTATTATAACTACCGGCATTCATAACCCCACTCATAGTAGAATTACCAATGCCTACATTTCGAACTGAAGTGGCAGTTTCCCAGTCACCACTTCCAGAATTATGTCCAATAAATACATTATTCCCGGAAGCATCAGCGGCAGTATCTAAAGCACCACCAAAGGCATTGTAGCCGATAGCTGTATTACCACCACCCTCAACAATATCATTCATGGCATTATACCCCACAGCCGTATTCCCAGCCCCCGTTGTAAGTGCTGTGAGAGCAGAATGTCCTACAGCAACCGTATAATTTATACCAGTAGTTGTTCCTCCTGCTCCAAGTAAAGCAGTCTGTCCTATTGCTACACATCCAGTTACAGCCTGACCAGATGGGACATCATTCATTGCAGAATATCCAATTGCAACATTCGATGCCGCTGTAGTTGCTGAAGAAAGTGCCTGTACTCCTAAAATTGTGTTACTTGCACCGCCCACTAAAGCATCTCCCGCATAATTACCAATAGCAATATTTCCCGATGCAGTAGTAAGTAATAAGGCAGAATGACCAATCGCTGTATTGTCATCTCCACAATTAGCAGATAAAGCACTATAGCCCACTGCTGTATTACTCGCACCATCATCAGTTCCATCTAAACATTGATACCCCACAGCAGTATTCCCAGCACCAGATGTGAG